GGCTGGCTGTCAGCGAATGAGATCCGCGAGCTTGAGAACTACCCGACGGTCGCTGACGGAGACAATGTGCAGCAGACGCCAGTCGGCGGCGCACCGAATCCAGTGGCCGGGTCCTGATGTCGTCTCAGGTAGAAAACGACATCGTCGAGGCCGAGGACCGCGGGCCGTATGGTCTGGATCTCGCAGTCAATCAGGCCACGCAATCCGCGGCTGCTCGCGGCCTGCGACTGCACGAGGACGGCAAGAGCGGCGACGGCCTTGTGCCGGCGACCGTGCGCGACGCGACAAAGATGGCGCGACGCGAAGAGCTATCAGAGGACAAGGTTCGCAGGATGCCCCCTTGGTTCGCGCGTCACGCGAGCGACTGGACCCGCGGCACTGACGATCAGGTCGGCGACGAGACTCCGGGCTATGTCGCCTGGCTGCTCTGGGGCGGCGACCCCGGCCGCGACTGGTCGGAGCGCAAGGTGCGCCAGCTCGACGACGCCGAGACAGATTCGCAACGCGCCGCAAACGTCGGCGAAACAGAGGACACGACTCAGATGACTACGCGCGATCTCCCCGACAACTATCGCCTCGCGCTTGAGGAGGACGTGCCGGAAGGGCGCGCCTGCGGGAACTGCCTGCACTACGACGAAGGCGAGGTCAGGGACGACCTCGCGTTCTGTCACAAGTGGGACGAGTACGTCCGCGGCGATTATTACTGCAACGCCTGGCAGTCAATGAGCGACGATGCTGTCGCAGTCGGCGACGAAGAGGGCGACGAGGACGTGACCGTCGCCAGCGTTATCACCGAGCGCGCGGCACCGCTCGCACGAGTTGAGTGGCGCGAGAGCGGCGCCGGTCCCGAGAATAAGACCATCCGCGGCTATGCGGCCGTCTTCGGCAGCATGAGTCAGGATCTCGGCGGATTCCGCGAGGTCATCGCTCCCGGCGCGTTCGCCGAGGTTCTCAGCCGAGGGCCCGACGTGCGGCTCCTCTACAACCACGACGACGGCGCGGTCATGGCGCGCACGAAGAGTGGCACGCTCGAGCTCGCCGAGGATGACACTGGTCTGCGCGTATGGGCGCGAGTTGACATGGCCGACCCGGACGTGCAGCGCGTCGTACCGAAGATGATCCGCGCCGACGTAGACCAGATGAGTTTCGCGTTCACCGTGGCGGAAGACGACTGGACTGAGAGCGCCGGGTATCCGCTGCGCACCATCCGGTCGATCGGTGAACTCTACGAGGTTTCGGTCGTTCCGTTCCCTGCCTATGAGGCCACCAAGGCCGAGGTGTTTGAGCGGGCACGGTCGGATGGTCGCGTGCGTGTTGCACGGGCCGAGTCCATCGTCGCGAGCATTGCCTCGGGCGACATTGAGCCGCAGGTCACTGACCTGGGCATGGGCAGATCGCGTTCCGATGAGGGACGCATCCGGGCCGCGAAGTATCGCGCCCGGCTTTCCCATTACAAGCTCAACATAGAGGTGAAGAGATGAGCGAGAAGCTCACAGAAGCACGCTCCGCACTGACCGCCGCGGTCGAGGAACTCGACCTGGCGACCGCTGCGCTCAGCGAGCCGGATGAGGCTGCCGATCTGGACGAGCTCGAGGCGCGCTGCGCTGCGGCTGAGTCTGAGATCGAGCGCCGGAAGAAGATCGTCGACCGCATGCAGACGGTAACCGAGGCTCGCGCCTTGCAGCCGATCATGGTCGATGAGGATGACGTGCGCATTGAGGTGCGAAAGGACGAGCCGACCTATCGGCGCGACTCTGGCACCTCGTTTTTCCGCGACGTGATCCACGCGCACTCAGGCGACCGAGACGCGCAGGAGCGCCTCTACCGTCACTCGCGCGAGATGCGTGACGTGACCGCTGCCTCGGGCGGCGCAGGCTACATCCCGCCCGTGTATCTGTCTGAGCTCGCAGCTCCGAAGGTTCGCGCCGGCGGCCCGCTGCTCGCGCAGCTGCCGAAGGCCGCGCTGCCTGACGCTGGCATGACCATCTCGGTCCCTCGCGTGACGACCGGCACGTCGGTCGCTGTGCAGACCGAGAACGGCTCCGTCAGCGAGACCGACTTCGTGAGCTCGCAGCTCTCGACCTCGGTCCGCACGATCGCCGGCCAGTCTGACATCTCGATTCAGTTCTTCGAGCGGTCATTCCCTGGCGCCGACGTCGTCATCGCTGACGACCTCGCGCGTGCGTACACGACGGAGTTTGACCGTCAGCTCATCAACGGCGCCAGCGCCAGCTCTGAGCACATCGGCCTTCTGAACGTGACCTCCATTGGATCGGTGACGTTCACCAGCGCGACGCCGACGGCGGGCGATTTCCTCGCCCCGATCTACAAGGCAATCGGGACCGTCACGGCGGCCTACTTTGAGGCACCGACCCACATCGTGATGCACCCGCGTCGCGCTGCGTTCTTGGCCTCCGGTCAGTCGACCAGCACGCCCATCTTCAACCAGGGCGGGCTGATGATGCAGTCTGGCGAGCAGAACTACGGTGTCGTCGGAACGATCGCCGGCCTCGCGGTCGTGGTCGATGCCAACATGCCGACCACGCTCGGCAGCGGGACAGACGAGGACGCGATCATCGTCATCAACGCCCCGGCGCTGCGAGTCATGGAAGGCGCTCCGCGCTTCAAGGTTCACGAGTCTGTTGGCTCGGGGACCCTGACTGTGCGCCTGTCGTACTTCGGCTACTCCGCATTTATGAGCGGCCGCTACCCGGAGGCGATCTGCAAGATCACCGGCACCGGGCTCAACGAGGTCCTCTAGCAGTCGGACTTCCCTAGTCACGCGCGGACCTGCTCGCATCTATTGGGCAGGTCCGCGTTCGACTCTGAAACCTTGGAGACAAAGTGAACGCAGACGAGAAAAGGTCGTACATCGTCGCGCTGCTCGAAGAGCGCGCCGTCTGTCACCGACACGGCCAGGCCGATCGGGTCCAGCAGATTGACGTTGAACTGCAGAAGGTCGGACACGAAGCGAGGACTGGCGCGAAGCGTGCCGAGAGTCGTCCGCGCGTCAAGAAGACCGAGACGAGATAGCTGATGGCTGCCGTTGATCTCTGCACCTTGGCGAATGTTCGTGAGGCTCTTGAGCTTCCGGCGTCCGATACGACTCGCGACGCCTTGATCCAGACGCTCATCACGGGCATGTCGCAAGCGATCAACCGCGAATACGATCGCGAGTTCACGCCACTCACGGCGTCCGCGACGAGACGTTTCCGAATCTCAACCGGCTCGCTGATTCTCGACCTGACGCCATACGATCTTCGGACGGTCGCGAGCCTCAAGCTCAACCCAGACATCGCCGGCGGAACGACCCTCACGGCGTCGACGGATTTCCAGCTCTCCCCGGTCGTGACCTCGCAGGGTCCATACCAGGGCGTGAGATTCTCAAACCGAGTGAGCAGCCTGCACAGCTCGCAGACGGCGATGGACTTCGGTTACACGCTGTGCGACATCGCCGGTGCCTGGGGATTCGCAACCGTGCCAGACGACGTGACGCGCGCAGCCGTGATCGCCGTCCAGTCAGCTCTTCGCCGTGACCTCACCGAGCTCGCCATCGCTGGCATCGAGGAGCCGCAGAGCATGTCACCCGAGGGTCCGGCGACGCACGCACTCCCAGCGGCCTCTCGTCGGCTCCTGGCACCCTTCCGCCGCACGGCTGGCGTGTTCTGATGGCGACCAGCACCGCGCCAACATTTATGAACGCGCTCCACGACGCTCTCTCCGCTCGCGCAGCACTCGTGGGCGTGCGCGTCAACTACGGCCCGGCTCTGCCAGATCCCGGGCGCGAGAGCGTGAACATCCTCGGCATGAGCGGCGAGCAGTCGTTCGCAGGTCTCGGTCAGCTTGCCAAGGAGGAGATCTACACCGTCGAGGTGCTGATCTTGGTCATTCGTGAGGGCCAGCAGACGCAGCCCGCGGTGGAGCGCGCGTACGTCCTAATGGGCCAGCTTGAAGACCAGCTCCGCGAGACCTTGGTCTCCCCAACGATGACCAACACCGTCCGCGTGGCTGCTGTCGAATCGGTCAGCCTCGAGGTCGGCGCAAGCGACACGACTCGGTCAGCTCTACTCACCATCGGCGTCCGCGTGCAGGCGCGGATCTAGGAGACATCTTGAAGATCATCTATCAAGGCGCGCACGACGGCGTTGACGTACCGCTCGCCGATGGCCGCGTTCTCGTCGCGCTACATGGCAGGCCGGCGGCCTTCCCTGACGAGGTGGCGAAGAGCCTCCTCGCGAGCGGCGATTGGACTATCGCCGAGCCGCAGAACCACAAGCAAACCAAGAGGCCAGACAAGGCCGAGGAGGAAGTCTAATGGCCATCCGGTCAGCGCTTGCAGCGCAACTGGGCCTCGCCCAGAGCAGCACCTTCGGGACCTACCAGACTCCGACGCGCTTCCTGGAGTTCGTGGAGGAGTCGCTGGAATACAACATCGAGCGGGTTGAGTCGCCAGGCTTGCGGTCGAACAATCGCGTGCTACGCACTGACCGTTACGCCCCGGGCCAGAAGCGCGTCGAGGGCTCGGTCACGCTTGAGCCGGCGACGAAGGGCTACGGGCTCGTCTTGAAGCACGCGCTCGGCAGCGCGTCAATCGCTACGCCGTCCGGCGCAACGCTCGCGCGACTGCACACTCACACGCTCGGCGACATCTTCGGCACGTCGCTCACTGTGCAGGTCGGACGCCCGGATACCTCCGGCACCGTGCAGCCGTTCTCGTTCCTCGGGATGCGAGTTGACACCCTTAGCCTCTCGAATGCGGTCGACGAGCTTCTCGTCTGCGAGGTTGGCTTCGTCGGGCAGGAGCAGACCACGGCGCAGGCCCTCGCCACCGCCGTCTACCCGACCACCGGCGGCGCTGCCGCCTACGAGCAGTTCTACTGGACGCAGGGCGTGATCTCGGTCGCTGGCTCGCCGGTTGCGGTCGTCACTGATTTCCAGATTGAGGTCAACAACACGCTCAAGAGCGACCGCTATTTCCTCGGCGGC